CTCTGTTGTGGCGTGATGGGCTTTGGTCTCGGATATGGGGATGGTGTCATCGCCGCGGCTTGCCACATGGTGTGCCACGCGCTGGAGTAGCGCCATCTCCAGCAGTGGGTTCAGCGCCGCGTTACCTGCTGTTACGGTCAGCGTGACCGGGTAGGTCAGGTTGACATTGGCAATCTCCATGTCGACGTACACCAGGCCGTTGATTTGAATCTTGGTGCTGTTCAGGTTGCCGGTGAGCGGCACCGTAGCGCTGTCGCTGTAGGTGACCGTAGTTCCCGCCAGGTCGCCTTGGCGCTCCAAACGGAGGTACAAACCGCCGTAGATCGTCACGGGCGCTGCGGGCACCCACTGCGTCCTGGTGACACTCTCCACGCACCACCCGGTGCGCTCTTCCAGTTCGCGTACGGCGGCTGCCCATGCAATGCCGATGCTCACATCGTCTTCCGTGTGAGGGATCCTTGCCCAACTTCTGAACTTTGCTAGGTCTAAAGCCATTGTTCCTCGCTGCAGGTGGGTAGGGCCGAAGCCCCACCCACCTGAAGGATGAGAGGATCAGAATCAGACGTTGGTGACGCGCAGTTGGACAAGCGCATCGCCGCGGGTGATGTTCGCGTTAGCGAACGACATCGCGGTGTACTTCACCTGGCCAGTGGTCGCCAGGGTGATGTCATCGCGGATCATTCCGATGCCTGCCCACTCGCGGATGCTGTAGGACTCGCGGATGTCTCCAACCACTGCCATCACGGTCTTCGCTGCCGAAGTTGTGATAAGAGCCGGGACATACGGAGTTACGTAGACCGGGAGGCCCATGAGCGTAAATGGTGCTGCATTCCTGATGCCAGCATCAGCAGAAGGGACAAACAGCGGCACATTGTTTACAAGAATGCCAGCGATCGCTGCGTAAACGTCTTGCGGAATGATCCAGGCGCAGGTCGGACTATTCCAGTAAGCCGCTGGCAAGATGTCGTAACGCATCTTGGTCAGGTTCGCAATGGTCACGGCAGCGTCTGAAGTTGCAGCAGTCACCTTCAATGCTCGCGTGTTACCTGCTCCAACCGTTGCACCAGTGCGAACGCCAGTAGTTGTGGTTGCAGGATCGAAGATGCCCGTTGGCATCGCTGTGCCACCGATACCTCCGATGAACCCGAAGGCCTGATTCTTGGAAATCTTCTTCTGAAGATCCATCATGACTTCGGCTTCCACGTCAAAATTCGCTTGGCGCAAGAGCGTCTGCGAAACTTGCGTGGTCGGTGAGCAGAGTCGTGGCGGCAAGAGCACCTCAGCGAGTGCCATGTCGTTCACAACGGCGTTGCCACCTTCCGCGATCCACGAACCGGTGCCGCCACCGTAGGCCGCGCTGGTCTGCGTGTTGTAACGGAGCGATGGGTAGCCAGTGACTCCACCGCGATAATCAGCCAACGAACGCATGAAATCTTGGCTATCGAGGAACTTCAGAATCTCTGTCTCGTAAACGGCAGGCACCATGATGGTGCCAGCAACGGTTGCGGGAGTGGTTGCGGTCGTTAGTGCGCGCACTTCAGGTGCAGCGCCACCCTTGAGCCAACCGATGAACTGGTCGCGGTACTTCTTGGTGTCGCGCTCTTCGCGTCCGAGTTCCATATCGCGCTTGGCGATGATCTCGACGGCGCTTGAGGAAGCGAAACGCTCGCGCATTTGCGCGGAACGGATCTCGGCTTCAACGGTTGCGAGTTCGTTTGCGACTTCATGGCCGCGAGCTTCGATCTCGACGGTGAGGGAATCTTGTGCGAGAATGGAATCGCGCTCAGCGGTGAGCGCCTTACGGCTTTCAAAGAGTTCGGACAGTTTCATAGCGGCATCCTTAGACGCAGACGAAGACGGGCTAAGCCCGAGGAAAGATGTCGTGCTTCGGCGCTCGTCTGCGGATAGGCGCCGTTTTCTACGATTGAGACTTCCAATAGCCTCACCTGGGTGAGTGTGCGTGTGTTGCCGCTCCAAGAATCTGAGATCACGTTGAAGCCGAATGACATCTCGCTCAGGACGTTGGCGTCCACGAGTGCTCGGATATCTTTTGCTCGCTGCGTGTCGGGGAGCGTTACTTCGAACGCCAAACCGTGCGCGTCGCTGTTCAGCTGGAGCAGCCCGCTCTTGGTATTTGCCAAGAGGTCGCGCGAATCATGACCGACAAGCAGCGAGATGTTGGAGCGGAGCGAGTTGTCGAACGCGCCGCGGGCGACCTTCTCAGTAAATGGCTTGCCACCGTTGATGCCACGCACGGTGAGCGGGTGGCTCGGAGCGTCGTAGACGCTGGCGTAGCCGCCGATCTTGTCGCCTTGCATACTGATCTTGGCGGTACGGATTTCAAGCAATGTCTTCACCTCCATCGATGTTTTCCGTGGCGCCGTCGCCTTGCATGGCGCTCATTCCGCCTGGCATGGACACACTTGGAATGTCGAACTGTTCGCCCTGAATAGGCGGGAGGCCCATTCGCTTGCGCCCGTCGTTCGGTGAGAGGATCCCGGCGAGGACAAGTTTCGACAGCGCCATGCCGGCATCTCGCATATTGCCGCGGAGCAGGACGTCGGTATCGAGCCTTGCGTGTTCGCCGGGCCCGCAGAGTTTTCGCGTGATCTCCGATTCCCACGCTGTCACCCATTGGGCTAGCGCGCCGTCAACGTAGGCGCGTGCGGTTTCTGATTGTGAGGACAGCGCCCCGCCGCCCTGCTGGTAGAGCATTTCGGGCGGTACGCCGAATGCGCGGGCGATCTCTTGGATTGAGAACCGGCGCGACTCCAAACTTGTGGTGGTTGATTCAGCGCTGATGCGCTCAGCCTTCATGCCCTCGCGCAGGATCAACGGGCGCGATGCACCCTCCGCGGTTGCGTGCATGGTTTGCCAGGCGTCGCGGATGGCTTGAACCGTTTGATCGGACATCGCGCCCGGGTGAGAGATCGAAACCTTGCCGGTGCTGCCGGTGCGGATCAGGCTCTTGTGGGCCGCGTCCTGGTCTGCTGCCAGTTCCATGGCGAACTTGCAAGCGTCCATCGGCGACATATACCAACTCGGCGACAGCGGATCCGGATAGCAGCCGAGGTGTAGCACCTGGTCTGCCTTGAGGAGATTCCCGCCCAAGCGGTACTGAACACCCTCTTCGGTCAGTTCAACCGTGGACGTTCCGCTCGGAAGTGGTTGCAATTCGGCGACGGTGCCCGACGAATCGCGGCGAATGAGTGCCAAACCGTTGCCCGAATCAAGCGCGCACGTAGTCAAATAGCGTCTGAACTCAAAGCCCGACTGCCAGCGCGAGGCTTCCCGCGTCATCAGTTGGGTGATCGGCGAGTCCACAACCTGGCCCTGTGAGTCGATGATCGAGAACGGGAGCCGCGCCAAGTCGGTGCTGATGAGATTCATTGCACGAACGACAGCCGGTAAATGCTGTGGTGCTGGCGTTGCCAGTGGTTCCGGGCGTGCGTAGACAACCACGCCGCTTTTGAAACCGAAGAATCGTGCGAAGATGCTCACTGAGATGCATGGAACGAATGTGCCTCAGGATGTCAAGCGATTATTTCAGACTTGCCACCTTAACCAATCGGGCAAGCGCTTGTACTCAATCCGGTTGCCTCGCGCACCTGGTGATGTTCCATCAGAAGCGCTGCCATGTTGCCGGAGACAATCACATCCATGTTGCCCTTCCCGCCGCGTCCCTTTACCGGCCGGATGTTGCCCACATTGTCTGAAATCAAGGTGATTTGACCGAGCCCGGACACCAAAACTGGGTCTGCCGCGTATGTCAACTGCCTACTTTTCAGGAGATCTGCCCACACCTTCCAGGCAGGGGCCATCGTTCGGATGCCCTGATCCACGGTAATGATGGGCCATCCGCGATCAATCCATCGCTTGATGTCATGCGCTTGCGCTGGATGCGGGTCGACTCCGATCTTGCGGACGTCATAAGTGGCCATCAAGTTCTCGATCTCCGCTTCGACGACGCTCATGTCCTGCCACTCACCAGGCATTCGGCGCAGATGTCCTGCCTCAATCCACTTCTGTAGCGGGTTTCGGCATCTCTTTTCGTCAAGCGCAATGTCTACGCCCGCCCACCAACACACGTTGCGGCCTCGAATCATTTTCCCGTCGACCACAAGGATTGTCAACGCTGTCAAATCAAGTTGGGCCCCGT